ACTTAAGTTTTTTTGTAATCTCCACATAGTATTCTTGGTTTGTTGCAAACTTGTCTGTATCATCAGTAATGTTCCAAAGCTTTGGTGGAACAGTTTCAAGAATACGAACAATTATCTGATCACCATTGTCGTTAGAGTGAGTAGATAGAAGAACAGCTGAAATCAATCCATCTTCGTCATCGTCCTTCATTGGAAGATAGATGATTCCACTAGAGTTTGGAACTAATTTCTTAACGATCTTGTTGTTGGCAAGACCACGCATTTGATAGTCAAGACTGGTCTGCTCAAGAATAAACTCAGCGATACCAGTGTCAATACCAGAGGCTTCATCTAGATCAGCCACAAGGCTTTCTCCAGCCGCCAGCATCATGTTGTTAATAGCGTCTAACTTTGTAATGTAGCCCATGGATGGACCTCCTTAAAAGAAAACCTAGGTGAGTCTTTCGACCCACCCAGGCTAGATTTAGATCACCCCCTTATCAGGATAGAGTTAACAAGTAACCTCCTTTCCTATAAACGGGGAACCTAGTAACTAATTATTAGGCGTTCTGAGTGTATGGGAATGTGCTAGACGATGTTGGTAGATACTCTCTAGTCATCGACATAATACGACGAAGAACAAATCGAGCCTTGCTTGCCTCTTCGCCACCTTCGGAAGCGTTGTTAACATACGAGTTAACAAAAGTAGCGGTTTGTTCATCCCAGTTGGTGGTTGTGGTGCTGGCAAATGCAGCCGTGCTTCGGAAGAGCTTGAAGTCAGCGGCAATAGCAACTTCGCTAGCCGCCGAAGCGTCAGTGTTGTTGGAAGTTGGCTTTACGAGAACAGCCGCGCACTCTGGCCTTAGAACACCGGTGCCACCAAGCATACTTGCAACGGTAAATACGGTGTTGCGACGGATGTCGTCAACGGTATCTACCTTTAGACCCTGTAGCTTGAGAGCAGCAACGCAGTTCTTCTGGAAGAGAAGGGCGCAGACGCCAGCGTTGCCGAACTCTTCGCAGTAACGAGCCTCACCGATAGAGCCAGAAGCATAGTTCTGGACGGGGAGGTGATTGCTCTTGATGATGGTTGCACCCTGATACTCAAGGGCATCACTGAGATTGTGCATACCCATGGTTAGCTGTGCGCCAAGACCACCAGCTTCAGCTACGCCACCGAAGAATGGACCAGACGAAGCCGTGTTTCCGAACAGACCGCCGTTGTCTCTAGCGATACCAAGCGAACGGATGTCTTGGAATACTCTTGGAGGAACAGCAAGGATTACTCCTTCGGTCGGAGCGTTGATTGTCTGAAGATAGACAAAGAACTCTTCGATGGTCTGAAGAGCAGCGAGTGCTGCGTTGTTTCTCTGGGCTGCTGTTGCCGAGGTGTTGCCAAGATTGAAGAATCTTGTGTTTAGGAACACAGGACCAGTGATTACTGCTCTTGGATCTAAAGTAAGATCCATAGCGTTTGCTGGGGTACCGTCACCATCAAAGGTAGAATCAAAGCAAAGATCTTCACAAGCAGCACGGGCAATGTATGCAGCGATCTGCTTGTCTCTTGCGTTGGCAAGGGTTAGACCAGCTTGACGGGCAAGCTCCGAACGGAACTCCCACTGAGTGGTCATAAGGTCGATGTTGTCCACTTCAAAGTGGGCAGCCATTGGACGCTTGTCAAGCTTGATTGCAATAGTGGTCGAGCTAGAGTCGCCACCACCAAGCTCTTCACCAGCAGCCCATGCAGCCTTGAGAGCAACGGTACCGGTGATGGGGAACTCTGCGGCTTGACCGCTAGAAATGGTCTTAGAGTCAACGAGTTGCTCAAAGACATTATATTCATCATAGGCGTGAATAACTTCGCCGCTCCAAATTGGAAGCCATAGCTTGTTTGCACCAGCAAGCGGACCAGAAAGTCCGTGACCGGTGTTAGTACGCATTACGAGATCGCCAGCACCTAAATCTGAGGAAATAGCCATTGTAGTTTATCCTAATCTGTTGAAGTCCGTCTTTAACATGCGAGCTTCAACGCTTTGTCTGAATCTTGAATCGGTCTTGAATAGAGGGTTTGACCGATCCTTGTAGAATTCAGCCTTGCTAAGGTAAGGGCTGTTGGCAGACTGAGCCGCCGATACAGGAACAGCCTTACCTAGATTTGCTTGTGGTTCCTTGGAAGTTGGCTTGTTGTTCACAAAGGCATCGTACTTTGCCTTTAGACCCAACAATGCAATTTCCCAAGACGGAGTAGCCAAGGCTGAGTTTACCTCCGTTTGTTGTTCTTTGGAAAGGTTCTTGCTAGCCCAGTCAAAGACACGGGCAAGCTGATCCTTTCCACCGACAACCTTTGCAGCCTCACCATAAGCCGCATTTAATCTGGCCTTCTGGCCTTGCATGAATTCATCAATTATGAAGTCAGGAAGTTTAGTCTTCTGCTTGATGGCAAGCTTTGACTCAGGTGATAGTTCACCAGTCGTAGCGACCTCTACAGAATACTTCTTCCATTCTTCTTGAGTAAGAGATGTTTCAGCACTTACCTGTGGTTCTTCCTTTGGGGGTTCATACTTGGGAATCTGCAATTCTTCCCGAATCTGAGGAACTGGGGATTCATCAGGTTGCTCTGGAGTTGTTTCTTCTTTGGTATTAACCACAGGTGTTGGTGTTTGTTTCTTTAGTTCGGCTAGTTCTTGTCTAGCTTTGGTATACTCTGATTGTGCGTTTTTCAGAGACTTGAACCAATCTCCTGGCGTCTTGAAATTAGAGGGAACATCAACACCGTTTTGCTCTACATGGGTTGTGAACGCCTTTAGTTCAGACTGGTACTGGGTAGTCTCTGTCGAGACCTGTGATTGTTCCGCAGAGGTTGTCTGTGGAGTCGTGGTTTCGGTTGATTCCATTGTTATCCTTTATCGTTTCTTTTTCTTAGAAACTTTGTTTGGTAGTTTTGGTTTCTTTGGTGTTTCCTTAGACCACCGAGCGGCGATCTTAGGGTGAGTAGCATACATGAATTTTCTTTGTGCTTGAGATTTAAAAGGCATGTTAACTCCATCTTACTGGTTTAGAACTTTTCTTGGCTTTGATACCTTTGCTTGTACACATGGACTTAGTTGGTCTACAGGCTGGATAGGATCCCTTGCCAGCGGCTTTTCGTCCACAAGGACCACCAGTTTTGCAGTTTATCCAGCCTTTGCCATTGTTTCTAGAGAACCAGCCGTGAAGACCTTTCTTTTTTTCAGCTGAAAAGTTTGCTTTAGCCATTCTTATTCTTCTTTCTCTTGCTTCCCCATTTGGCTACTCCGACTTTTCTACACTGAACCATAGCACCAGAAGCATAGGCACTGTGTTTTCCCTTGTATGCCTTCATTACTTTTTTATAACAAGCATCTTTAGGCATTACTTACCCTTGCACTTTCTTCCTTTTGGACAAGACTGCTTTGATCCACCAGGACCAGCCCAAAGATCTTTACATGCCCAATATTGAGCCGTAAGTTTATTCTTGGCTGAATCACATTTGTGTCTTGCTCTAAAAGACTTGCGTGCTTCAGGACTATAGTTATGTCCATAACCAGTAGCACCATAATGAATGATCTTTTCCTGTCCATTAGCACATGCTTTTACTACTCGCTTCTTAGCTGGGTTTGGAGATTTTCTTGGTTTATTACAAGACATTGATGCTTTGTTTAATTTAGCCATTTAAACCCCCAAGTAGTTGAGATGGATCTATTCCATTTTGGTTTAATATATTCTTAATTCCCTCGCCACCAGTTTGTTCAATATCTTTTTGGGCCAAGTTTGCAGCACTTTGCGTTATTACGTTTCCTGTTTGCATTTGCATCTGCATCTGCATTTGTTTCTTCTGTGCTTCCATGATTTCACTTTGAACTTCTTCATCAGATTTTACCCACATTCTTGAATCAAACCCTAAGGAAGTAATTAAAGCTTTTGCATAAGAGTCCCATTTGAATGTTGCTATAGCTTGTGGCGGAAGATTTCTTACCATTTCACCCATCTGAATTAGCTTCTGAAGATCTGTATCTCGGGATAGTGCTTGAAGACCAGTAACAATTTCAATACTTAATGAACCATCTTTATCAAAGAATTGTTCTTGCAGTCTAGGATCAATTTCTTCATCCTTAAGCATCAACAATAATGTTCTTTTAACCAGTGGTTCCATTAGTGTTCTTGCAATAGAACTAAATGCACCACCCAAAATAGTTTCTAATTCAGAACCAATCATTCTTACGGCAGTTGCAGTAACTCTATCTCCTGTTGGAATTGCTGATGAGGATAAAAGAAAAGCCTGAGCTATTTCTTTTCTCATTGTATCAACAGCAGTAGAAGTTGCTCCAATTTGTGGCGTTATTGTAGAAGATGGTGATATTGTAAATACATCATTTGGTCTAGCTGGAATAAAGGAACCATTTTTTGCCGCAGCAATATCATCAACTTCTGTTATTCCTGTTGGATCTACACCCATCCAGAAAGCACTAGCTGCTGCCATGCCTTCTTGCATAGCTTGAGTATAGTTTTCTAATGCAGTTAGATCTCCAAGAATATCTTCACAATGAGATCTTCCATAGTTTTCTCCAGCTATCGAATACCACCTAAGATGGATTAAAGGAAGAACATCATATACTCCTTCGTCTAATACTTCTCCCTTTTCGTTTTCCTTTCTACCTATCCACTTGCCATCTTCATTTTTTAAGTACTGACAATAGATTGTTTTATATCCCCGTCTATATTCAATTCCAGATTCTGATCCAAAATAATATACTTCATTTGTAGGATCAAGAGCTAAGTATTCAAGATGAATTATTTCAACTAGATCTCCCATTACATCTCGTCTAATAACAAACTGATCTAGTCTATAATTTCTAAATGAGTAATCGTTTTCCATGGCAAATAGCACATCACCAATAACAATGCTATGTTGTAAAGCTATGAATACCGATTCTCTTAGGTTCCTTGAAATTAACTTATTATAAACCTGATAACTAAGTGTTTCCAAAAAACCACTAATTTCGGTTGGGGGTTCAGCTCCATTCTTAAGTTTAAATTTAAAGAACGGAGCATCGTTTAGTGGCATTAATGCACTAAGGATCCTAGAAGCTAGGGCAATGACACCTCTACTAGCAACCGATGAATACGGCTGCGGTAAGGCCATCTCTTCAGTCCAGTGTTCTGGAGGTAGTAAAGATGGTATTGTCATTGAGGAACATAACCTAGCCCTATCAAGTTTACTAGATCTAGCTGAATCTAGAACCCTATAGCGTTCTGCTAGGGTTTGATTCATTTAGGTCTAGCTCCTTTACTTTCAACATTTGGATTAATTACCGGAGTAGCTGTAGCTACTTGTTGAGTTCCTGATGTTTGTGATTGGGATACAGTTAAGGGTGGCTTTGAAATACCACCATAAAGAGAATTATAGAAATCTATAATTAGTTTTCCATCTTTACCTTCAGCTTCATTTTTTGGTTTAGATGCATAGATTGCTTCTTGTTCTGCTTTATTGGCTTCAAATAATCTTTGTGTTTCCTCTGCTTTTAATCTATTTCTTTCTAGTTCATCTCTTTGTCTTCTCTCTTCTTCATCTTTTATAGCTCGTTGTCTTCTTTCTTCTTCTTGTTTTTCTTGGAATACTCTTTCTTCTTCCATTAGTTTTTGCTGTTCTGCATATGTCATTCCACCCTGTACTTTAGGTGAACCCATAACCATCTCCTTATTGTGGTCTTCCCAGTTTATAGGATGGTTGCGCTATTCTCTTATATTTATCCTTTAATGGTACTTGTTTATTTTGAGAGTTTATATTTAAGTTTTGTTTGTCTTGTTTTGTAGCAAACTTTAAAACACTATTTGTATCAACATCAGTTCCTCCACCAATCCTACCATCACCTAAAATGTCACCAGAAATCGTTGGTTTTTGAATTCCAGTTTCAATATTTAATATTGGTGTTTGGATACTGGGTCCACCAAAAGAACTCTGTTGTATAGCTAGCGATCTTATTTCATTTTCTGTTTGAACAGATGACATAGCTAAACCAAGTGCATTGTTTTCCGGTGTGTTTGCTTTATCTAAATTATTAGATATATACGACATTGCACTTGGAAAACCAAGTTGTGCTTTTTGTCTTACTTGATTTGTTTGTTCAAGAAATTGATTTGGAAGAATTCCGTATTGACTAGAAAATCCATCAACTTTCATTTTTAATTCTGATCTTTTATTTTCTAAATCGTTTGAAATTATTCCATAAGCTTTTCTATAATAATCCATTTCAAGATCGGCTATTGTTTTCATGCAGTTCCTTTTGCTGTTGTCTTGAAATAGATTCTAGTTTATCAATCATCGATAGTTGTCCTGCCACGAAGATTGCTTTTCTAAGAAAGTCATCAGCCGCTAGACTCTCGTCGTATTTGAGAGGCTGATATAGTTCTCGGAGGTGACTTATCAGTTCCGGATCTATGAACGGTAGTTTTGATTTCATTGATTTCTTCCTTTAGGGATGTTACTTCGTTTAGTAAAGAACGAAGAAATAACGATACTTCCCCTGGAGTAAGTTGAACGCCACTGTTTAATCTAAATGTGATTTGATCTAATCCTGTCATGTTTTTCTCCTTAAACTACGGCACAACCATCGGCAGTGCAAGCAAAAGAATGGCTTGATGTCGTGGTATCTTCCTTCTCAAAATCAGTTAACTTTAAAAAATCAATTTCCTTATTCAACCCCTGACGAATCCAGGCTTCATATTTCTCTTGTGTAATGGGTTCATATGGAGCTTGCTCGTAAACGTGATCCCACTTGGGTAGGAACGACACTCCTGAGATACCATCAAAGAACTCATAAACCCACTGACCAAGAGTCAAGTAGTTGTCGTCAGAGTAGTTTACCGTAACACTTGGCTTGTGGTGGCAATAATAATCTTGATAGATCTTCCACAAAATCATGTGGGTGATGGGATCAAGGTTCTGTGCTGTAATTGTTTTATTTGCAGACTCCATCGCAAAAGAAGCAATGGCCGTAGTATCGGGGAAAGACTTGCAGTCTTCAATACAAACACCCTGTTCCTTCATCATCCAGTAAACAGGATCCTTCTTATCAAGTCTTACACGTCGAATGAAATAAGGTGCTTGTTCTGGATGCAATCCACTTGGGCAACCAGCCAACAGACTGGTTGTTCCCTCTGGCTTTACGCAAGTAATGGACTTGCTGGGATTGATGTTGATTCTTGCAGCCCACTCTTTGTTTACTTCCTCCGTCTTGCTCTTAAGTTTCTGAAGAAGCTCAATCAGTTTTGTTGGGCTTTCCTTTCCACAGGTAAGACTGTTGTCAAAGATGCCTGTCATGGAAACACCAAGTAGGCGTTCCTCTTCGCAGTTCTTCGACCAATCTTTTCCAAGATAAGGGAAGTTTGTGAACTTTGATTGGATGGTACCTATGATGGTTGCTATTTCAATCTTGGCTAGCAAAGTTTCTTCGTTGTCATATGGCTTTACGACAACAGTCGAAAGGTTGCAAAACTCATTTGGTCTTAGGATAATTTCAGCGCATGGATTCGTGCCGAAGTAGATTCCTTCTGTTTTTCTTCCAGCTCTTTCAGCAAGCAGGGTAAGAGCCTGTCTGTTCAACATTCCTCTTTCACCAGAATAGGAAAGATACATCGAAGTCCACTCCTTTAGGAAGTTACCCATTGTTGGCTTTTCCTTATAGATCGCGGAGTTATTGGCTAGTCCTCTAAAGGCATTCTTGTCGGCAGAATAGTTCTCTGGAAACTTGCACTGAGCCATTTCAAGGTCATTGATATCGCTGAGGGAAATCATTGCGGATCTCCGAACACCACCGACAATGACGGATTCAGCAATCTTGCAACAGATGTCATGACAGTTTAAAGACGTCAGGCTTTCTGTTGACCTGTTGTGTTCTAATGCGTGTTTAAACTTACATATAATGAACTCAAAAGTTTCCTTCAACGGATCTGGTCCGCTTGCTCTACCGCCAAAAGTCTTTAGTCTTGTTCCCGCTGGCCTTACCAGCGAGTAGTCGATGTTTGGGATAACACCACGATAAAGACATGTTATCAGTTCTTCAAGGGAATCGCACCAACCTTCTCTACTGTCGCCAACAACGATAGATACTTGTTTATCTTCATATAGTGATTTGGGAAGTTTTGGAAGTTTTGCTATACATCTGTCTTCTACACTATAACCTACCCCTGTTCCACACATCAAAATGTACATTAAGTTTCTAAAGGACTTAATGCTATCTATCTCTAGATAGGCGCAGTTATACAAAGCGGTGTGGTCTCTGTCAAGAGCGGGACCAGCAACCATGAGACCACGCATACTAGGAAAGACCTGTCGATCATAGATTGCTTTCTTTACATCTGGTCTTTCTAATAGGATGGGTTCTTTTGTGGTGAAATAATTCCACCATCTATCTACTGTTTCATCCCAAGTCTCCCTTCGGTTTTCCTCAGAGAGCCAACGAGAATATTTTGAAATATGAATAAACTTTTGAAATGTGTTCATTTACTCTACTCCTGTGCTACCAAAACCACCAGAACCACGAACCGTGTCTTCCACTGATTGGACACTAATTAGTTCAGTTGGTGCTTGTGTTAAAATTAACATCTGTGCAATGCGTGTTCCGTCTTCAATACGAGCTACGGTATCCCCTTGGTTTACTAAGGAAATCAGTAGCTCTCCTCTGTAGTCAGAGTCAATTAGACCCACAGAGTTTGATAAGGTAATACCAAACTTGGTACTAAGACCTGATCTGGGTAATACCAAAGCAAAGGTATTTTCTGGTAATTCTAAATAAATACCAGTACCTATAGTTTTTCTTTCATTTGGTTTTAATTCTAGTGTACTTCCTAGGTTTGCTCTTAGATCATAAGCTGCTGATCCTGAAGTAGCTTTCTCAGGAATAGGAAAACGACTAGACTTAAGTTTTACCTTTAGTGTTTTATTGTTATAGTAAAATGTTTCATATCCTTGATATTCACCAATGGGATCACCAGGATATACTGTAGGTATTGTCGATGTTTTATCCATATTGTATGTTTCCATAGCTCCAACTTTAAGTTAGATAATATTATAGATAGCTTGAATGTTATTTATTTCAAAAGGAATTCTTGTATTGTTTTTAGAATTCAGAAATTTTACATTAAATGTACACGGATTTGCAACAAGATAATCAGGAACACAAGAAATTCTAATATCCATGAAAGTATTTGGTGGAATCACCA